TGCTGTGCGGTGAACGGATTCGTGTTCGCGCCCGCAACGGCGGTATGCGCGAACTCCAGGGACGCCGGCGCCGGCGGATCGGTGGGCATCGAAACTATGGTCCATCCCAGGTACGTGGACATTACGCTTTCGCCCTCTGGGGGACGCGCCAGGACCGCTGCGCGTTGGCCCGTACCGCGGTGGCCACCGCCGATTGATGCGTGGCTTCGAGCGCCCGCGAGATCCGATTGGCCGCGCCCAGGTCCGCGCCGCGGGCGTCGATGTTCCAGTTATGCGTGTCGCCTCCGCCGCGCATCTTGCTCATGGGCGTAATCGTGCCTGCTGTGCGGGGGCTGAAGAACTCCGGCTCATGCTCGCCCACCACGTAGGCGCCGCCAGGGTCCACGTCGCCGCCCCCGGCCATGAAGGTGATACTGCTGCTCACCGCTTCGGTAAGTCCCGAAGACGCGCCGGCACCCCCAGCAGAGAAGAGGCCCTTGAGCAGCCCCGCCAGGCCACTGGATCCGGCGCCAACCAGTCCAGCCAAGTTCTGGAAGTTACCGGCCGACACTGGAGCGCCCGGCGCGCCCGGCTGGTTGTCAACCAAGACGTGGACCGCATCGCCGGGGTTCCCCGTCGGCTTGTGCGCCTCGACATCCTTCTTTTTCCCGAAAATCAGGTCCCCGAGCTTTCCGAGCCCCTGATGCATCAGGCTCTTCGTGCTCTCCTTGACCATCTCTTCACCGAGGCCTTGGAGCATCTTCCCGAAGTTTGTTTTCTGCCCGGTGAGCAACTTGGCAAGCTGATCCGAAACCCTATCGAGCCCGGAGGTCATCGCGTCATAGAAGATGTTCCCCGCGGTCTGAGCTTGTCCCTGCATCTCGCGGAAAAAGTCTTTGACGCCCTTCTGCCGGGTTTCCGCCTGTTTCTCCGCCAGTTCATCGTCGAGCCGGTCCACCGCGAGCTTGCGCTCCGCTTCGAGCCGCTGCTTTTGCAGGGTTGCCAACAGGATGCCCTGCTGGTTGTTGTCCTGCTGTGCGAGCGCGAGTTGCTGGTTGGCAAGGGCGATCTGCTCGCCGTACTGGGCCGCAATCGCCGCCCGCTCCGGAGCCTGTTGGAGTTGTAGCGTGGCCACCGGATTTGCAGCCGCGCCGGGAGCCAGGGAGATCATGCGGGATTGGTGCTCAATCGCCAGCTTGTCTTGCTCGGCAATCAACTTCGCAAGAGGCTCGGTAACTTTCGCCAGAGCCTTGCTGTAGTCCTCAAGTTTCTGCTTGCCCGCCTTGATCGCATCGCTGTCAAATTCACCAATCGCTTTGTACGCCTTCAGCCCCAGGCTCTCCCATTTCACCGCCGATTCCCCCAGCAGCTTGTCGTACTTATCCATCTCCTCGGAGTAGGTGGCGAGACGTTTGGCGTCGTAGATCTGAGCAACCACCAATAGGTTGGCTTTGTTGGCTTCGCCGATTTCGTTGAGGTGGTCGATCTCCGCCGTTTCCTCGGCGTCGATCTTCTCAAGTCCCTTGAGCCGGGCTTCCTGGGCCTTGGCGAGTTCATCATTCAGGCGCGCAAGTTCAGCCTGGTCCTTTTTGCCACCTTTCGCGTCTTCGCCCTCAAGCCCCGCCTTCTTGCCCGTCAAGGCCGTATTGGTGGACTGTAGAGAGACGAATCGGGATTGTTCGGCGAGCGCCGTTTTAAGTCCGTTCAACTCGGCAAGCCGGGCCGATTCGTCCCTCGGCTGCGCACCGAATAGACCAGCCGCGCCGCGGCTCTGAATACCAAACTCAGCCGGGTGAGCGAGGGCCTCCGCCTTCTTGATCTCCGCGGCAATCCAGTCTTGCGCCTCTTTGTAGGCCGCCTCCAGGTCCGCATCCATCTTGGCGCGCGCCGCTTTCTGTGCCTCGGGGGTAGCTGCGTTAGAGATGGAAGCTTCCCCGCGCGCGGTTATGCCCTGGATTTTGCCTGTGAATCCGCCCGTCCCATTGTCGCCGCCGATGTACTTCTTGATGTCGCCGGTCTGGGCGGCGCCGAACCAGGACTTAAACCAGCCCACATTCTGCTCTTTCAGTAGTTTATTGATGGACTCAAGGTCTTTTTCAAGGGACTCCGCCAGCTTGTCGGCAGCCACGCGCGCTTCGTCGAGAGCGAGTTTCAGCGTGTTCTGCCGCCGCCCTTCCAACTTCGCGATGTCGTTGGCCAGCCGATCGTTTGAAACGAGCAGTTCATCGTTGCTGAGGTGAACAGCCTGGTTCAGTGAACGGAAGGCATTTGCTATCTTTGCCGGCCCTTCCTCCATGCCCTTGAAGAAGTCGTAAACCTTCTTTCCGACCTCTCCAATGACACCCGCGAAGGCGATGGCTCCGACAACCGGAAAGGCCGCCTGCACGGCCTTCCCTAAGCCGGGAATCATCACCAGGAAGGCATCCGCCGCGCGCCGGTTGTTGGTGAAGCTTCCCTCGACGGTCTTCATGGCCGCCGCGACGGCCCGGTGCTCGGTGACTCCAGCAGCGCCAAATTGATGCATCGAACTGGCGCCCTGGGAGCCGAACGAGCGGAGACCAGCCTTGCCCTTTTCCAGGTCCACGAGCATCTTGGCGGTGCCAGCGTTTACGTCGATCGAGATTATGGCTGCTTTGCGTCCCATGATTTGTTAGGCCGCCGATTCCGCCACGTCCGCCCATGTGGTACCGGACACAAGTTCCCTTCCAAGTGTTTCCGTGAACGCATCCACCGCCGCCTCGCCCGAAGCCGCGGCCGCTGGCCGCATAAACGGGTGAGGAACGACCGGCTCGTGGATGTCCCGCAGCTTGCCGAGTGCCTTGTGACCGATCATGCGGTGTCCGTACTCCACCCAGTTGGCGACATGCCCCTGGTTGCCAAAGTTGATGCAGGCGTATCCGCCGTAACTATCGGTATCGAGGCCAATGTCAGTGCGGAGCGCTTTTTTCAGATCTCCGGTGATCTCCGGCGTGACCGCTTCAACCGCTTGGACGATGGGGACGGCAGCCGCGGCAAGCGCACGCGCAATCCCCACCTTGGCGGTTTCCTTCGGCACGCGATCCAACATCGCGCAGGCTTCCGCGATCCCTGATATGTTGAAACTGAACTCGTCAGGCATTGATTTGGGACGCCAGGAATGCGCGGACCCTTGTCGCCACACGTCGGCGGTTCACTCGCCGCGGTTTCTCTTTTTCCCTCTCTCGACGCGATGGCATGAAATCCGCGGCGCAGAGCGGCTCCTTGAGGGACTTCATACTCCAGTTGGCCACGGCCGAGGCGACGGTCCCCGCGAGCAGCTCCTGATGCTCGACGCGCTCCCGGTGCTGATCTATCAACAGGTGGAACTGGCGCGGGGTCAGGGCGTAGAATTCTTCATCCGTTAGCCCTAAATGCACCCGCGCCATCGACCAGCAGCGCGCCCAGAGTTCCCGATTGCTCAGCTTTCGGCCGGCGCGCTGGCCGCGGGAGGGTCCGCCCGTTTTGCTGGCATGGAGAGCCGGTAAGCCTTGGCCAATGCCTCCGTGATGGGCTCGATGGTATCCAACTGGATCAGGGAGCCAGCCTGTTCGATGGTGACCTTAGGATCCGCCACGGATATGGCCGCGTAGAGCAGGCCGCGCAGTTGCAGCGCCGTGAGATCAAGCAGGCTTTCGAGGCCGGCCAGCAGATTACAGCCAGCGACGTGCTCCGCCTCAGCAATGGCGTTGAAGCTGTACGACAGGCGATAAATCTTCCCGTCCAGTTTCAACTCGGCGAATTCGATGGTGGGATCCGCCGCTGTTCCGGCAACGCTATGCTTCGCCATTTTAGCTGCCGATGGTGAGAACGATCGGTCCCGAAACCTTCAACTTCGCCTGGGTGGAGATCTTCTTGTCGGCTTTCACCGTCCCGAGGTCGTTGAACTCCTCAACCATGGCGGAGAACGCGAAAGCATCCCCGGTGGTGCTCTGGCCGGCCGCCTTGGGCAACGTGATCTTATACTGCTTGATCGTCGGCGGAAGTGCGTTGAAGGATGCGAGAACCGCCGCCTGGCCGGCGTCTCCCGAAACCCGGTTGAGGGTCAGTCCCCAGGAGCCAGGGGTAAGAATCGTCGGGATGAACTCCTCCGCCGAACTTTGCAGGTTTGTGGCGTCATCCGATTTGTTGGTTTTCCCCGATTGGGCGATATCGGAAATTTCTCCGACCGTTGTCCAGATCGCGGAACTGACGGTACCTGTGTTGATGGCCAGAATGCTTCCGTTGCCACTCTGGGCCTGAGTCGAAGTGTAAGCCATGTCTTCTCCTTAGATTTGGTCGTAATTCACGAGATATTCCAGCGTCCGCACGTAACTACGATTTGCATCGCTGAATCCGTCAATAAAGGGCGCCATGCGGAAGATTCCCTGTACCACCGTGTGATCGGCGTCCGGCAGCACTCCCGAATAGCCGCCGCGCAAAATCCCGTCGATGGCCCGGGCGAGCGTGATAGCGTCGGCCATCGCATACCCGTGGCAATCGATCTGAAGCTCCAAGCCGGTAAACGGGTCCTGGCCCTGGAGAGTGTACGTTGGCTCGGCAACGATGCAGCGGTACGTCCAAGCCATCGTCGAGGCCGAGGAGATCTGATCCTTGGGTAACTGAACGGCGAAGCCTCCCGGCACACCAGGGAGCGCCGATGCGATACCCTGCTGGACCAGCGCTACAAGTCCAGCCTCGATCATCTAAGCGCCTCCTCGGCGCGATGAAAACGCCGCATGTACGGATTCCCCGCCAATTCTTCCCAGGCCAGGCCCCCGATCACGCGCCCGCTCACATTGTCGGCGTGGTTCGTGGCGTAGAGCAGATCGCGGCCGTCAACCGCTATCGCGGCGCCCGCGTGTTCTGCGGCGGCCCAGAAACGATCATCTTCCCCGCAGCCCACCGCTTCGAATCGATGTCCCTGCCACCATTCGCGGCGGTAGCATAGAGACGTTCCGGTCACCAGGCCGTCGGTCTTGTGAAGCCTCCACCAGCCCGAGCTCGGCCGGGCCTTGCCGTTCTCCACCACGCGGATATCGCGTGTTTCGCGGACCAGGATCGTGTGGTATGCGGTTACCTCCTTGCCCGTCCGCTGGAGGCGTCGAACCTGATCGGCAATACGGTCCGGGGCACTGTAGTCGTCATCATCGAAGTGGCAGATTATCTCGCCGCGACTTTGCTCGCAGCACAGATTTCGCTTTTCGCCGAGGGTCAACCCGCGCCGAGCTTCAAAATGAAAGAGGACTTGCGGGTCGCCAACTGGGATCAGCCCCACGGACTCATCCTCGGAAATGATCCACATTTCCTTATTGGGCCAACTCTGCTGCTGAAAGCTATCGATGGCGCGCGGCAGCCATTCCCGGCGCCGCTCCGTGGTGGGGCAGATGCAGGAAACGAGCGGCACATTGAAAAACTCCCGATAGGCGCAGGCATCCTCTCCGATCCACGAACGCAAGAGATCGAGGTCTGGGTCCGGCGTCATCAATTCGCCGCCATGCCGATGGGGCCAACCCTGCCCGGGTCGACCCGGAAGGCCCTTTATTCCCACCGTCTCATTGCCACCGAACAATTGCTTTTCGCCGGCCGTTCCCCAGAGCGCCACATCAATCAACGCGCCGGATTCGCAGACTTCCTTCAGCAACGGCAGAAATTTGGCGCAAATCCCCGTCTGAAACAGCGAGGCATGCTTGTCGTTTCCGCAGTCCATCCACATGCGAGACCGGACGTTGTAATACCGGCCGGGATACTCGCCCACAAGCGGGGCGGTGTCCAGCCGTCGTGCCATCGTCTCTAAGTAAGTCGGTGCGTACCAGTCGTCATCTTCGATGATGAGCACCTTGTCGAACTGAACTAAGGGCAGCGCCGCAAGGATGTTCCGGTGCTGCGAATTCTCCCCGAGGCGCCAGAAAGGTTGCGGGCGTATAGAGACCTGCCCCATTGTCAAAGGCGTGGATCTTTCGCAGTCGTCCACCACGATCCACTGAACCTCTCCGCGATAGGTCTGGCGCGCTATCCACCGTTCGCACAGGGAGAACGCCTCGGGCCTGCCCCCGGTCGGCGTGATGAGCGTCAGGCCCATTTCTGTTCCAGCACCCGATTCATATCGGCCATTGACGCGCGCCAGTCGGAATCGGACATGATCCGGCGGTACGACGTCGAGCCTGTGCCACTTTCATGCCCGTGGATCACCGTGGCCTTTGGCGTGACCGCGAGCGTAAACCCCGCCTGCTGGGCCCTCCGGCAGAAATCGAAATCATCGGAACCGTAGCCCGTAAATCTCTCGTCCATTTCGCCAACCGCGCTCAATACCGCACGCTTGATATAGACACAGACGAATGCAAGCTCATGCTGGGCCAGCGTGACCTCGCGGAGCCTGCATCCGGAGACCTGCAATGGGTTCGCTACGCTTCCGACAACCTGTGGAGAGACGATTCCTATATTTGTTTTGGAGTACGCCGCTCGGCGCAGCTCGTCGACGGTGCCTGGCTGACTGAAAATCACATCGTCATTGGTAAACAGTACGTCCGAATCCGAATCGGTGGCTTCGATGGCGATGTTCCAGTTGCGCGCGAAAACGAACGGACGCTTACCACGCACCACCGTCCAGGGAGAAGGCGACACCCAGTCGCCATCCGATACCATCAGGCGCGGGAATGTGGCGGCGTAGTGGTTGACGGATTCGTGCAGCCGCAAAAACACGTCCTTGAAACGCGAGAGGGTGACGATGGTCACGCGCGGCAGGTTATCCTCCCAGCACTGGAGGGTGTTCGGATCCTCGAGGAAGTTAGAGCCAGCCGACAACCCTTCGTACTGGACATGCCATCCCCAGGACCGCTCCTCTGCGTTCCACCGATTCAGACGCTCGGCCATCTTGCGGGTGCCGTGCCGCTGCCCGCGAATCGG